GGCTCAATGCGGATCGCGAGCTTGGGTTATGAGGTAGACAATGTAACACCTGCTTTGTATCGAGGTGGTAATGTTTTTGTATTCCGTCAGGAGATGACTGAAGCCACCCTGACATACCAGCGCATTTCCAGCACCATCGGCACCAACCGCGATGGACTGCAAAGGACTTGGGTCGGTGTGCCGAGCGAACCCGATGAGGTCTTCCGAATCCCCGGATCACAACAATGGAACGCCGAACACGGCTCATACGTTGTCGCCACTTTCAACACGAAGCGCGACAATCTCGAGCTGGGGGACGCCTCTATCTCTGCTTACAATGTTATTGCCAAGGTGCAAAGTTCCGTAGCCACCCAAAACTCACTCACGGCCGGACTCAACCCTGATGTTAATTACCAAGCCGTAGTCCCCACCCATTTAGACATGTGCGGTAGCTATTACACAGGACTTGCTCCTGAGTCGGTCTTGGTTTTGACACTCAAAGCCGTTATTGAGATAATCCCGGATGTGCAGGACTCCTTGGTCGATTTCTTAAAACCCACTACACCTTACGATGCAGACCTGGACAAACTATATGAGATGGCTAAGGGCGCTTTACCGCCCGGTGCGATGAAGAAGGATAATGATGCGGGGGATTTTTTCAAAGGAGTCGTAGACTTCTTAACCCCCGCATTATCTTTCGTCTTCCCAGAATTCGCTCCATTTATCATACCTGCAGGTGCAGCAATATCAGGTGCATTGGGCAAACATTCCGCGGACCGCCAAAACAACAAAAAGACTGTGATCGGTAACTCCAAGACAGTTGATCAGACAGCTCGACAATTGTCAAGGATGACTCTCGCCAAGGAGCGCAGCAAGCAGGGGATAGACTCCTCACGCTCGCGCTCTAGAGCACAATCCAAAGTTAGAAGTAAAAGTAGAAGTCGAAGCCGTGAACCTCAAGCACGTGGCCGGACTCGGACGCGATCTAGTAGTCGCGCGCGATTCCCCAGGTGGATTTGAGACCACGTAGTTTATGTTTCATGTCACCGTTAATTCGGTTATCCTTAGTAGGCCTGTGAAGGCCAGAACCCCCCCAAAAATACCCATGGCTACAAACAGTAGCGACTTCCCTGTGAATCTCACCACCGCTCAGGCCATGGCCTTAAGACGCAAACCGAGGAATGTAGGAGATGAAGACAACGTCGCGAAGCTCGACGCGAGGTTCTTGAGGAAACAGAAGAAAGACATGAAAAGTGCGGAGAGAACCGCCAAAGCCGTATCAAAAATTATGGGCAAAAAGAAAAACACAAAGGGAAAAGGACCTAACAAAGAGAGAGTCCTAGCCAATCGCAAGTTCACTGGTAAAATTGTTAAAGCAGCCCTCGTTAGCGAGATGATACGCTTAAACAGTTTGACAGAACACGACACCGGACCAATGCGTGGAGCATGGGCCGATGATGAGGGTGTTAAAAACCTCTACGCGATACAGGACTCCACAGATCGGATAATACGCAATGGTACCAATCTCAATAATAACCGGAAACACCGGCGAAACCTTGAGTTCCGGTCTGACATCCCTCCCTTGGCCGAAGCCTTTCGTAATATACGATTGGTTGATGGCACCCCCACTCTAAATGAGTATTTGGGACACACGAACACCGTCAATCTTGTCAAAGTGGGAGCGATTCCGAAGGGCTTGGGGAGCCAAGCTATCAGGAAAGAATACAAGAAAACGGTGAAGAACAGAGGTTTGGTGGGCGTGGAAACAAAACCTGGACCGCCATTAAACGATGAAAAAGAAAAAGACAAG